GTTGGGATATCTACTTCTAATAAAGAAGAGAATTTACTTTCGGATTTAATTTCTGAATCAAGATTATCATCTGAAAGTAAAGCACTAAACTTACTCGGCCCTTGAGTATCAGTTTCTTCTTCAAGCAATGCGCTGAATTTTGACATACCTATTGCCCTAATATCTTGCGCGCGGCTTCTTTTTCTTCTTCGGTTGCGCCTGAATTTTCCATTAGCGCTTCTTGTGCGAGTTTTTGTTTTCCGGTCAGAACTGTTTCACTTTCTGTCGATGTTTCACTTTCTGTCTCAGAATCGTCTTTTAGACCTAAAATTGTAATCGCTTCCTCCATCATGGGATTTCTTTTACCGCCGCCAAAAAAACCTGTACTATCAAAAGTATATGTGTCGGTTTCCTGATCGTAGTTATAGTTTTCATCAAGGTACACTTTAAGTTGAGCTTGGTCTAACCCACGAATCATAGCTTCCTCAATAGCCTTACGGGATACTCCCTCATTTAGCGGTTGAAAAGTTTCACCTGTGTAAATGAACTTCACTCCCTCTCTTTCAATTACATCACCTTTTGAAAATGACTCCCCTGATTCCAATAAATCATTTTTTAACTGCTGATATTTAGTTTGAGCAGACTTTAGCGCATTGTCTTGAATTTTAGCCGCATAGTCAGCACTTACTATACTACCTGCATAATTACCATATGCTTCCGCACGGTCGGCTTCTCCTATTGCTTTTCTTACCGTAGGATCAGCAAGTCGCTCTTCAACCCTTGCTTGTACTTCAAGCATTCCTTGTTGCGTTTTAGCATTATCCATTCTCAATTTTGCAATTGTTGCCTCTCTATCAGCGGCACGATATGCGTGGTATTTATCAAAATCACGTTGAGTTCCCTTTCCCTCTTGTATTTTTTTCAAGGTTGGTCCGATTACGGGATCAGCTTGCATAGTTAAAAATTTTTCACGATCATCCTGTGCAAGTCTGCCTGCATCAGCTTGAAAAGCGGCCTCCGATTTATCCCGCTTCTCCTTATTCAATTGATACTCTTCAATCGTATCTCCGATTTGCTTGCCAATATTCGCCATTGCCTGACCTTGGGTCTGTCCGGCTTGCGCGATTAACCTAGCCGCCGTGTCGAACGATCCGAGCGCTGATCCGTAATTTCCTGAAAAGAATGGTCGTCGTGCCATGATTATTTGTCTCCTCACGAACCAAATGGTCCGATATTAAGATTGCCGAATATACCTCCACCAAGCGAACCCAAGCCCTGCATAAGACCCGCACTACGAGCCGCATTAGCTTGTTGTTGCGCACCATACATACTTGCCTCATTAGCGGCCATCTGTGAAATAAATCCCAAACCCGATTCCGGATTCAAGAATTGCGGACCACTTGCCAGTCCGTACTGGGCTTGTCCAAATACCCCCTGACCCGCTTGTAAACTTCCACCACCCGCACGGTTGAGAAGAGCGGCAAATGGGTCCATCGTGGTACTCGCTTCCAAGCCAGCCAATCGTGTGGATGCGTCAATAAATCCGGCAGTCTGAGCCTGACGCAAACGCTCGGCATCCATATCCGCTCCGACCTGGCGAAGTTCCTGTTGCATACCTCTGCCCAAATCTCCACTTTGCAAGCCCGCTTCCTGTCCGAGTATTTGACTTGCGAATGCGCGGTTCTGCATACGGCGTTGATTGTCCTCGGCAACGCGAGCTTGGGCTTCAGCAATCGCTTCCGACTGATCAAAGGTTCTACCCATCATGGTTGCCCTTGCCCTTGCGGCTTCGGCAATTTGTGTCTCTTCGCGCTCGGTCAATCCCTCACCCAACGCACTACGGGCATCTTGTATAAGTCTTGCGCGGAGCGGATCGACCTGTATGGTGTCTCCAACTTTTGTGGCGCGTCCCGCATCCACGTCCGCTTGTGTCGCAGATTGTAAAACTCCCAAAAGTCCCGCATCTCCGGTGAGTTGAGTTTCCGCCGTGAACGTTGGGTCTTGAAAACCCGTCAGTTGCGCGGGTTGCGCCTGTGGACCCGCTTGGACTTGATCCATTGTAAGTCCTGCGGTTGCCGCTGAAGCTTGCAGTCTATTCATTGCATCCTCTCGAACCGCATCCGCCGCTTCCGGACCATATTGATCAAGTGTACTTTGATAGTCTTCTTCAATCTCCTGAAATCCTTGGTTGAGGACTGCGAGTGGAGACTTGTCAACTTGATCGGAAGCAGGTTGCCCAACCAGGCGTTGCCTTTGCGCCTCAAGCACTTCCCGCGCACCCGCAAGCGCTTCGGTCGTACCCGGACGATAATCTGCCATCACTTCTTGAAAACGACCTGACAAACGCTCGACGTCCGCAAGATCGGCTTCGCGTTGGCGGGATAAGTTTCCACGCTGAACGTCTTCGGCAAGAGCGGAAAGACCAAGAAAGTTACCTTGTTCGTCAAAGCCCGCCTGACGCTCGGTCGGCAAGCCTGTGGCGGGATCGATTGCTTGTCGCCTGTCGCCCAATAGGTCGATCATGCCGTCACCTTCGCGGACGGTAATAGTTTCCCCCTCTTCTAAATCATCTCCGGTGTATGGATTTTGAAACGTGAATTTTTCAGGAACTGCGTCTACGCCATCTTCTTCAATTGTGTTACGCAAATCTTGAAAAGTTCGTGCAGTCGTCTGAAGCATTTCTTCAATATTGGCTCCGGCATCAAGTGCTTCAGCTTCGGTACGATCAAGAAACATCCTCCCTGAATTGGTATTCACGTATGATCTCATACTATGAGCAGCAGGAGTCAGACCAGCTGTTGGCTTGTAAAATTTGCCATCTTCTCCTGTCCAATATTGCTCACCCCCAACACGACCCGTAATTCCACCTTTTACAGTATCTAAAATTCCAAATTCGGGAGTGGTTCCGAACGTATGATCGGCTAAATTTCTTGGTGTTTGGGGTGCAGTCCCTGAAGTTAATTGCACAACCTGATACCTACCATCACCCGCCGTCTGCGGTTCACCATCCTCACCTTTGACAACCGCCTGATCAGGTATGCCAAACTTACCTGTTTCGGGGTCTTGCCTAACCTCAAACTCTCGCTCAGTACCAAGCAAAGTCTGCCGAAGGACATCGGTGTCAATCTGTGCGGTCTCACGGCGAAGCGGGGCTTCGTACTCGCGTACCAATTCCCTGAGTCCACCTTCGAATTGACTGAAGTCTGCATCCCCAACTTGTGTCCCTGCCAATAAGGCAACTTGTGCCTCCAACGCTTCGCGCATTCCTTCTCCATATGTCGGAGGAGTCGGAAAATTTACATTTGAATCACCTTTGCCCATAATAATTTCCTTATTTTATTAAATCTAAAATCCTACGAGTATAACGAACACGGGAAGCTATTCCTGTCCTTTTGTTTTTTCTTGTACCCCAAATTTCAATATCAGCATAATCAGGATTTCTCTTAACTAATTCCTTCGCTAATGACTTCATTGCCATTGGATCAGTTGTCACTACATCAGATAGGTATAATAAATCCCCATCCGCATAATGCTTTGGAGGATTTTGGAATATTTCATCATCATCTATATTTTTAAGATCACTTTTATTCCAACGCCACCAAGTGGTAAGACCAACGACTTGACCCTTTTCATTTCTAACAAATAACAACGTGCCTTGATTTAAGTGATAATGTAAAAAGTTTTTCGTACTTTCCCGTGTCCATACGTGTTTGGGAAAACATTTTTCCTTATCATAAGTGCGGGCATAATCTGTTAGCTCATCAAGCAACTCGTGCAGTTCACTTACTTCAGTCTTAGATTCAACTTGTTCTAAAATATTCATGTCGATATATTCGCCCCCAACGCGACGACCTTCCAATTCGAACCATCACTCACCGCAACCGTTGCCGCGCCTGAGTTCCCATCCGTTACGAATATTATCTGTCCAGCAGGACTTGCGGATGGTACGCCAGCCACATTGTAAGTCTTCAACGTAATCAGCGTGTCACTCATAGTCCCTCCGGTTATTGCAACCGCACCACTTCCTTGCGTGGCAATCGTGCCAAGGCCAAGGTTTGATCTTGCGGCGCTCGCGGAGGTTGCATTCGTACCGCCATCGGCAATTGCAATGGGCGAACTCAACCCGCTCACCGTTCCGCCCGTGATGGACACGTTGCTCTCGTCAATCGTAACGGTTGGTTCGCCAAGTTGATTGAGTGAGGCGGCCGTAACGTCAACGCCCGTGGCAAACGTAAAACCTCTTGTAACTGACGCAGTAATGGCCATTAGGTAACCGTCCTCCTTGCGTTCAATCCGTTGGCAATCGCTTCCAAGCTAATGTGTCTGAAGCTCGGTCTCCCCGCAGTCACGTCAATTTCGACGTTTGCTCCATAGCCTCGAACTCTTCCAGTTCCAAACCTAAACAATGCTTCTTCGGTCCCCGAAGCGGTATGCGAAAATACCGTGCTTGTAGTATCGGGATCAATCGTATTTACCTTGATTGTAAAGGCATCGGATGCCACGGTATTCGCTCCGACCTGTCCACGCCTCCAACGTTTGACGTCTACGCTATTAAAAGTAAACGAACGAGTCTTGAGTTTTCCCGCAATTGCAGTCGTTCCCGACTCCGAAGTCGATCCAATCTTGCGACCCGAATCATCGGTATTGTTTTCTTCCATCAGATAAAACCCCGTGTCATTACACGCAAAAAGTCTGCGCTTGGTCGGATTACTACCGTGTGAGCAAATTACCCAATCATCAACGTGAAAGGCCAAATCACCAAACATTGCAGGATAATCGTCTTTGCTTATCCATGTTGAAGTAAGAAGGTCATATACGAATATTGCATTTGGTACGGTCGAACTCTCCGTAGGTACTGCGATGTAATATTTGTTATCATGTACGACCCCACATGATTTGTCCGCATGGGCAAAGTTGACCTTGTCAAACTCGTCTTGTATCGGACGAGTCATCGGAATTGTTTCTCCGCTAATTTTCGAAATTGCAACCCCCAAGCCTTTTGCCGGATCAGTACCTGGCGACAATACGATTACTCCATTATCGCTGAGAAAGAAAGTTTGTGGTCCACTCTGAGCAATACTCTTGCGAGCTACGCATCCATGCTGGCGGGTAATCTCGTAGGTATTTGCCGCGGACACGGTTGCAATGTTGTTAATCATATGGATCGAGTTGCGCATGAACACAATCAACTGATCTTCCTGATATGGAAAGAATCCAACGAGTTTATCAGCGCTACCCTTGTTGATTCTAAATTGAGCGTCTGCGGTCGTGTACTTGTCGGTATTGAGCAAGTTACTCATCAAGACCGTATAGTTCGAATCCGTAGGTTGTGGAATAATCAAACGATTTCTGTGAAAAACTCCAAAGTCCGTATTTGGACATTGTATATTTCCAGCGCCCGGACTTGCATTTGCTTTGACTACAAAATCAGACGGAGATGCGAAGTCTCCATCCCACTCCAATGGGGTTTTGTTTTTACCACGGAACAAAATAAGTTTTTCCAATGACTGCACAAAGGATGCGCCATCCGCATCCGCGACTACCTCGCTACCGGGATAATCTATTGCAATGCCTGAATTGTTGGCATCATTCCAAATGATTGCTTTTGTCTTGGTAGCAACCACTACGAACTCGGTTCCCGTGGCAGGGTCCGAGAAGAGAGTCGATGCAAATACTCGCTCATCGCTTCCATTGTAGGTAAGGGTCAAACCGCCAGCTAAGAAATCAATACCTTTACGAGTTTCCGCCAGGTCTCCGGTCAGTCTCATATTCTCGCTGGTCTCAACGAATCCACCTTCCAAAGACGTGTTCTCAAGATAAGAATCAATACCGCGAAATCCACGATCCCCATCGACAAGCGTGGGATCGTCAAGCGGACCGGATGGAGAATAACGTGGCATTACTTCTTCTTTTTAATTTCCTGATAAAGTTTCAGGCTCATATACGCCAAGGTTACCAAGCCGACCAAGATGCCAATGACCGAGTCAAATGCGGACAAGCCGAACGTTGCGAGCGTTCCGCTCATGCCTACGAATGAAACCCGATCAAACATTATCTTCTGCCTCCTGGTGTAAAATAAAATCCAATGATCAACGGCAACACGACTGTTGCTTCGAAGAGTGCAATATGTCCCGTTGTAACGACCAAAGGGGCTTGCTCTGCCGGAAAACTGATGAGTCCGAAAAGAAATTCTTTTTTTCCTTCACCTGTAATATTTGTGATGCTGACGAGTGGAACGCTTGGGAAGAGGGTAGTGATGCAGGTGATGAATGAGAGCGTGAACATCCCAATAAGAGCCAACATGCGACGAGTAGCACGAGTAAAAGCTCCACCAGGCCCACTATTGAGTGCCGCCTGGAATTTAAGAGCGAACTCATTGTTCCTACATTCTCTCGCCATTTCCATTTCGTATTTCTGCTGACGAGCATCGGTAATCGCGCCAAAAACGCCTTTAAGAATACTCCCCATTGCGGCCGACCCCCCACCGGTAAGAAAGAGCGAAAGAAGTTCAAACATTTCATTTGTCCTCCAAGCGTTTGAATAAATTCTTCACGTCCTCGCGCCGATCCTCGGCAAGCTTGGTAAGATGGGCAAGGTCTTTCGATTGTCCCGCATTTGCAATCTCCAACTGGCGTAGTCGATCATTCATCTTTTCAAGCTCCCACTTGTTTCTTTTGATGAAGAATGCGAGGATGGAGAGGGCAACGCCGACTCCTGCAAACATATAATGGGATATTTCCATGTCATTGCCCAACGGATCGATACCTTATTTTATCCAGCAGTTCGTCATGCTTTCCCATTTGCTTCTCCAAAAAGGAAAGCCTCATGTTTTGTTCCGCGTCATCGGGCAAAGCCCCAAGTTCTCCCCTTGGCCATTTTACCCTGAACTCACTATTCATATCCACCTCGTGGTGAAGCCTAATGTTCTCATTTCGCAAATCGTCAATGTCTGATTTGATCGTGACGTAGGAGTATGTGGCTATTGCGACCGCGCCAATAGTCTTGGCCATAAAGGCAAGGTTTGCCTTTATCTGCGTACCTTCTCCTACTTCTGCGGCCATTACTCTGTTGATGTCCAATCCGAACCCGCAAGAATATCAAGCATTTGCGAGTGGGTATAGGTGTCTTTCCCGTAGAGGAATCGAGGCTTTGCACCCTCGTATTTGACGAAAGTTTGAGTCTCTTCGTTGTTGTATCGAAGAGTATCGGCGCTCGTTTCAAACACTTGGTCAAAGTTGACGTTCTCAACGTCAGATGAATCAATAATGCAATAGGTTCTGCTCATGACGGTACGGTCGTTGAGAAGGCGGCTCCGTTGATTAGAGTGCCGTTGGTTGAGCCACTCCCCTGATCGGTTATTGTAGTTCCCGTGCCGGAATCATTATCTCCGCAACGCCACCAAAGCGTTGGACTGAAGTCAGTTAAATCACCAGGTACTCCTGAGTTGTAAACGGTTGCTACGTCGGAATCCGAAAGGGAAGAACTGAAGATTGCGACTTCGTCTAATAACCCTCCAAAATTTGAACCTCCACGTTGCCCTTCTTGTCCTAAACAAAAGACACTTGTAGTGTCGGCTAAAGTGTAATCATGGCTTGCAGAGCCAAGCTCACTATCCACACGGACTCCGTCTAAAAATATCTTGTAACCCTTGCCGCTTGTAGTTCCGGTTCCGCCCGTTGTGGTGTAACCGCTACTGACGTGAACGATAATGACGTTATGCCAATTGGTATTAATTGAACTAACTCCACCCGCTGATATGTATTGAACCCCGTCATTGTATTCCAAAACACGAGTAGCTCCTTGCTGAACTCGTATGCCCCCAAATCCAGCGGAACTTCCTTTACCAAATCCACCAACCAAATAGTCAGCGCCGCTTGCTCCAAGCGCACTCGTAGGCTTGAACCAACAAGACATTGAATTGACGTTGAGGTTTGGATCAGATGTTGCCTTCACGTGGTCATTTGTTCCGTCAAGTGAAACGCTAAATTCGTTCGCGAAGGCTCCACCGCCTCCTGAAGCTCGACCACTCGACGTAGCCGACCTCCCGCCTCCGAGTCCGAGACCAAGCGATATGACGGAATTAGACATTATACGCAATCACCGCACCACTCGTAAGCGTGACGCTGGTAAATCTTCCGTACAGTACGGTTCCCGCAGAAAGTGTTGTTGCGTCCTGTCCGGTGCAGATGTCAGCTAAATTCGTAATATTTGAAGATTGCGCGGCAAGCACCGTATCCTCGGTCGCTTGTACCGCAAAAAAGTCTCCTGTGTGAGCGGCAGTATCGTTAATATACTCTCCGCCGTTAAGTCCTAAACCTCTATATTCTGATGCCATGATATTATATTCCTGTGGGTGATGTGGTTCCGTAAGTTATAAATTGTAATTTGCTCGACTGCATTTGTTGCCTTTCGAGCTTGTCAAGTTCTTGGATGATGACCGATTCCGCTTGGGCTTGGATCGGACCCGCTTTTTCAAATTGTGAGTCGGCCAATAAATAATCGGCAAAAGCTCCCAAAATCGCATATTCCGCTAAGAAGTATGGATAATCATCGCCAGCGGAATATCCCGTGAATGGCGCTCGGTACAATACGTAAACAGGGGAAGTGCTTGAATGATCGACCAAGACCGCTTGTCCAAAGTCGGAAGTTGACGTGGAAGAGTGTTCGATGCGAAAGGCCAAGTCCTGACAACTTCCGGTTTCATATGGGTCATGCTCCGTGACTCGTAAAATTTCTCCAATCGTATTTCCAAACTCCAAGACTGCAATGATCGTAGCCTCTGCGGTTGCGCCCGAACCCGAACCTCCGCTTATGGTTACCGTAGGAGCGGACGTATATCCTGTGCCAGGATTGGTGACTGCGGCTCCATTGACTTCATTGTCCGAGTTTTTGGTAAGTGTGGCGGCGGCGCTTGATCCTCCACCACCTGAAAATCCTGCGGTTGGAGTTCCGGTATATCCACTCCCTCCGTTCGTAATGTTCACGTTCCTAACTTGTATATCAGGAATCTTTTGCTCCAAGCGAATGGCATCAGGCCATCTTGCCCGCTCCCATCCCAATCGTCCATATCGATTGAAGCTACGAATGGCGGCATTTTGCTCGGATGTCAAGAATGCGTCGATCCCGATCATTTGGGTAAGATCGGTGAGCATATCGTTGACGGATACTGTCCTCATGCGGTCTTAAAACTTGGTCCGCTAAAACTTTGTTTTTCCATCGACTTCGCTTTGAAGCTTGGATTGTCTCTAAGGAATTCGTTCACAAAACTTTTGTCCCCCCAACATCCACGCTCCGCTTGATGCCAGCGAAAATATTCGCGGGCTGGAATCGTGCCTTTGAGTTGTCCGAGTCCGTCAGTCTTTGCAGACCCCATCTCCGTGTTTTCCTTGCGAGCCATTTGTTCGCGCATCGAAGCCTCATGTTGTTCGAGGTCAACTTCGTAACGCAAATAACGATCCAAGTTTTTCATAAACTGTGAACCGTTCCCGTCTTTCCACTTGGGTAAGAATATATCCGCCATGTTTTGTGTGGTTAGGTGTGAACCGCCCCCCCGAAGGGGGGCTAATTCACCACTAAATTATGACTTAGGCAAATTGACCGAGGTCAACGATGCGAAGGCCGATAACAATCTTTCCGGCGGTAGCCGATGCAATTGCGGCATCGGTCACTTCCAAAAGAATGGAAGTTGCGGAGTTGGTTCCGCCTACTGGTTGGGATTGATTGCCCGTGAATGCGTCTCCGGTGTTGAACACGGGAGCGCTCATTGCATCAACGTCTAGAGCGTCGATGAACTCATCGGGATCGCCGCTTGTGGTTCCAACGTCAATGACGAGGGAAGTCGTTCCGGCGAAGGCTTCGGCTTCGAACACTCCGACCATCTCGACCGCACCCCCGGCAGGGATGGTTGCGAGGGTCTTCTGTCCGCCGTTGCCAATCGTTTGCAAGTCTTCGAAGGTTGCGGTGTAAATGTGAGTAAACCCGCGTCCCGCTTCATTATTACTTAATTCCGACATTTGAATAATCTCCTAAGTTATTGATTATCAGTTAAAAAACCCATGGGCTTTAGGCATGTGACATGCGAGGCCCGCAATCAGGCTACAGAAACCTCTTCTTCCGCCTCCTTGATTCTCAAGTTCCGAGTTAGACTCGGCTTGAAGAGTGTGGATGGCAACGTACTCAGGATCGATAAGCAGTCCAGCGTCACCGTCGATAGTGGAACTACCGGAGGTGCGATTTAGAAAGACCGAGGGTACTATCGCCACGGTTCCGAAATCGCCTTCATATAGGTTAACTGTAAGCGTGATCTTCTTGCTTTCTGCGGGTTGAGTTACGGAGAATGCAAATCCTGCTCCGCCAGCCTGACGGGCAAAATCACTAATCTCTTTCTTCAACTGCGGTCCGGCAATCAAGGTAAGCTGACCACCTGGCATTCCGTTGGCTTCGTAAAGCTCCTGAAGAACGCTATTGAAGGTAGCTTCGGTTTGAGTTCCGGTTGTGTCGTTGGCAACGTTTTGCGCAAAGGTTGGAACGTCGGATGGTTGACCACCAACTCCAAGCCATTTGAACATTCCGCGAGTTTTGTAAGGTGCGCCAGCGCCTGAATCGGCTTGACGATCTTGCGCGGAACAAACAGCGGCTTCAAGGTCACGTTTGATTTCACGAACTGCTTTGGCTTCGGAAGCGGCGAATTCATTCGCAACCCCAGCGGTATCAACGAGTTCTGCGATATTCGAGACTGCGTAGGTACGGCGGAAGGATTGAATGTAATTTCCGATACGAGCGCGGTTGGCGGCTTTGTTGTCGAATGCGGTAACGTCCTCGCCCTCGTTAACTCCGTCGAAGTTAGCGGTGGAAAGGTCATCAACTTGAACTTCGAAAAAAGTTCCGGTTGCAGTTGCTTTGTTTGCCATTGAGACAAACGGAGTGGACTCAGGTTCGAGGATTGTCAGCACATCGCTGAGGTCTTCCCTTTGGCCCACCGTGTTGTAGGTACTTGCTTTAGGCATTTTTTTACCTCCTTAGATATAATTAAGATTTTGTTATGCGGTTGCCCGCTTGAGTTTAATGTAAGTCTGATAATCCGCCATTGATCCCGATGCTTCGTATTTACGCTTCGCGGCATCAACCTCTTTGTTCTTCTTAGCCTGTGGCGTTTTCGGCCTACTCGATCCCGCTTCCGCGCTCGCTACCGGAGCTTTGGGTTTGGGTTTCGGCTTATTCGCCTGTGCTTGTCTAGCTTGTACGGACTTCATTCCTTCGACCATCAACCCTAAAGCAAAGTTGCTATTGGGAAGATATTCGACCAAAGGCTTGTAGAGCGGTGAAGCTTTGACTTGCATGAACAGTTTGTAATCCTCGCTTTCCGGTTCCCCAAGGAATTGAAAAGTTTGAATTGCTTGCTGGTCGGCTTGGGTGCGTTCCTTAATCCAATTCTGCCTAGCGGGCGCATCCTTGCGAAGAATCTTCTTTGCATTTGAGCGGATGCGTTTTAGCTCGGCTTTGGTATAAGTCTTGTCCCCATCCTTCAGCACGTACTCGTTTCCGTCATTGTCGTATTCCGCCTCGTTGTCCATCCCCTCTTCCGCCCACTCAATGAGCGTTTGTAGGTTCTCGACTTCCTTGGCTAATCCGGCTTCGTCGGCTACGTTGTGTAGTGCATTGTCCTTGAGGAACTCAGGAAGTTCGCTTGTCGCAGGTTGTTGAGCTTGTTGGGCTTGCGCCTGTAACTCGGCATTTTCTGCGAGCAATGCTTTTTTCTGAGCGGTTAGTCTTCCGAACCGCTTGACCGCAGATGCGTTCAGCGACTTTGCAAGTTCTCGACTTTCCTCCTCGGACAAACTGTCCAGGTCTATATTGAATTTCTTAGAAAGAACATCTTGAGGTTCTGTCTGCTCTGAAGTTTCCCCCTCGGCTTCGATCTCCTCGACGGATTGGTCCTCAAGCGATTCCGTAGGCTCCACAGTTTCTTCAGCGGGTTCGTCCTCACTCTCGGTCGGTTCAGGTTCAGCTTCTTTGGCTTGTCTGCTCTTCAATAACTGATCGGCAAATTCGGCCATCGAGACGTTCCCGTCACCTAGCGTTTCACTATCCACGGAATTTTCAGAGGATTCCGAGACAACCTCTTCGGTAATTGTTTCCATAACTTCAAGGCTAGATCGCCTAGTGTAGCAAAATATAGTGCAATGTACTTACAGAGGCAACAAAAAAGCCCGCACGACTACCCCAGATCGTGCGGGCTTGGGTGTGGATATGACTGAATCAAAGTTTGTAGAAGTTGTCCAACTCCTCGTCTATTGCCTCTAATTTTCCGGTCATCATAAAGTGTCTGTTCGTACTGTCAATCACCGCTTTGGTCTGCAACTGGCGTATAACTTCTTCGCGCATTGCTTCGCGCATTTTAATATAAGCTTTAAAATTTGGGTCGTTTTTGAGCGCAACCAAGGCAACAACCGCTTCTTCAGGATCGATATCATGATAGGTTTTCATTTTAGGAGTTCGTACAGTAGGGATAGGCTAACAAACATTAAGTCAATGATGGCATCTCTTTCGAAGAAGAACATGACCAACACGATGATCCAGTACCATTCTCTTTGCAGATGTTGCACATTTTTATCTCTTCTTGCCCTTATGCAGTCCGTGCTTGGCGTATTGCTTGCCCTTTTTGGTTGCGGCTCGTTTCTTTCTGTTTGCCGCCGCAAGCTTTGCCCTGCCCGATTTTGTGCTTTTTAATTTTTTGATCGTTGCGGATGGAGCGTAGACTTCTCCAGTCTCCGAAGACTTCTTGCCGGAAGCGGTCCTCCACTTCTGCTTGGTCCATCGCTTGAGCGATTTCTGCGACTTTTTCAATGCCATTAGTTGCGGTATCCTCCACCCGCTTTCTTATAGGCGGATGCCAACATCTGCGCTTTGCGCGCCGACCATTGTCCTGGACGACCACCCTTGGAACCCGCTTTGATCCTATTGAACATACGCTTGCGCATGGCGGGCTTGGTATAGTTGCCCGCTTCATTGACGCGGGACTTGGTCTTTTTCTTTTTGGCGGGCATTACTTTTTCTTTTTCCTCCGCCTTTTTAAGGCCACGAAGTCGGACTTCGTGATTCTATTGCGGGGCTTTGCCGCCCCTGCAATCTTTTTCTGTTTGCCTGTCAATTTTCTTACCACTTCTTGCAACTCCAGTATCCTGCGGTCAGTTTAGACTTTTTCTCATCGCATTTATGTCTTGCTCGGAAGGATTTACGCCTTGCGGGTATGTTCTTCTTAATAGACATCTTAGGGTCTCCATAACGAACAAGGCGAACTTTGTCTCCTTCCTTGGCAAGTACGGCAAACTTCTTCGACTTACCCGGAGTCCTCTTGGGCTTATTATAACCACTAAAACGTTCACCTCGATAAGTTATGCTCATCAGTTTTTGTCATCCGCATACAAATTATCAAAGGTGGTTTCCCAATCCGTGTACGAGTCATGCTTCTCAGCGGAATGTACGTATTGACTGGGAACAAAATCAGGCGGACCCTCACCAACCAACCACAATGCGGGGTTCGTTACACGAACACGATTATTGGGTAGGGCGATGATTTGTCCCTTCCACGGTCCCTCAATCAATTCAAGCACGTGGCTTTGCTTATGTTGGGCGGGATCGTCGGCAATGGAATTGCCCGTGAAGTCAACGGTGAACATATAATGAGCTTTGTAGAACTCTCCGCCCAGCTTGGCGATCCAAGGGCTTGAACTTACGCGGTCAAGTTTAATGACTGCGATGTCGTGGGACGGACAATCCCATGGCTGAGCAATATGGGTAGGACACTTATCGGGCCATTCCTCGTAGGGAACGTCCGCAATCAATGCGGTGATTGGCATCCTTGCCCACATTGCGCCGCCATGTGGATTTGGGTCTTCCTCATCACATCCCGTGAATACGACCTGAAAAGACAAGCATCTGTTGGGAATCGCGCAGACTGCGATTGCCAAACCATGCAGATATTCTCCTTCGTACTTCATGTGATTATGCGTGAACTCCTTGCGGACCCACACTTTAAATTGCGGAACGTTTTCGAGAAGGAACGACATTTAGCGGCGCTTTCTACGCATTCCGCCTTTGCTCATATACTTGCTTTTCTTTTTTCCTGGCATGATATGTTGGGTTTTGATGTTGGTCGATAGACCGTTTGACCGATCTTAGAAAATTTCTTCATGCCGCTGATGCAGTCTGTCCGAACTGCGTGGGCATCGCGCCCAATCTGCCGATTTGAGCGTTTTGTTGTTGTTGAATCTGCATCTGACGCTGACTCATGTAATTTTGAATACGCTCCTGGAATGCGGGGTCTTGTTGGGCTTTTTGTTGGATATCAGGTTGAGCCAGCCATTGCTGGAACACTTGCATCTTCAACTCATGCGCATCTTGCGGTTTTACGTTTGGCGGTACTCCCGCGACCAATTCCGCAATCGTTTGCCGTTCTTCATTGACTGCATTTTGAGATGCGGTCTCCTTGGGCAACAATACCTTTTCGGATGCGCCCGGCAAGACCTGTCCGATTGCCAATTGAAGCAAGCGCTCGGTGTCCAAAGTTCCGTTCTTATCGAGCATACCGCCAAGTTCCGCAACCGTCTTTACACGTTCAAGCATTTGTTGCGGGTCTTGCGTGGCGGCATCAAATTGCAAATAAAAATCAAAGCGTTCGCTTGGCGCGCCCTTGGAAAACTTTTGCATGTCGCGCATTCCGGTAACCCGAAAGAACTCAGCGTCAGGACCATACTGTTGATAGAGCGTATATATCTGATCGAACAAATGCTTGAGATGTTGGAAGACTTTGTCGATGTTTCGTTGTTGCTTCATTTGAGCCTCAACGGGATCAACGCCGGGTGCGTTCCTACCAATCAATCGATCAAATTGTTCTTTGACGTATTGTCGAACCTGAACCGATCCGCCGTCAAATCTTGGAGTATCTGCAAATCTGTACTCACCTGGTACACGATATGCAATACGTACACCCGGCCCCCAGCGGGTCGGAGCGCGCCCAAGTGGATGTTCCAAGGGTGGGAGCGTAGAAATGCTCTGTCTGTCAATCGATGCATCCTCTTCGATCTTTAAAATATTTTGCGGACCTTCTCCAAGCTCGGCAACCGAGCGGGAGTGGTAGAGGCGCTTACTAGTCTTTTCGTAAGTCGTGACGACGAACGGATATTTTCCATGACTGTAATCCAAAAGCTGATGCTTGGCATAGACTTCAGGTACGCGGTCGCAAAAGATCGTGCAGTAAATGCCGGGAACGTCATCCTCATCGAGCAAGCGTTGATAGCAGTAAATTACGCGGATGGTCTCGTCGTCATTGCGAATGACTTCTTCCTGCAAGCGCAAATTGTTAATCACGGGATCCACTTCTCCGCGCTGGGCAAGTTCGATTGCCTTGTCCACGAACTCCTCGTCCCATCCTTCCGTGCCAATCTTCGCCCGAAGTTGCTCGGGTGTCATATTAATGACGTGAAAGACGTAGGGCGCTTCCTGCGGATCAATCGCATAGGATGGCCAAAATACGTCCTCATCGGGAGCGAGGGCTTTGATGCGTGGTTGATTGATCACTCTGCGGGTTATGGGTATCGTAGTCTCTCCGTCCTGACGCAACTCTCTGAGCATTCCGCGAGCCTTGGCCTTGGAAACCTTGAATTGTTCGTTCAGAGCGGCGGACAATTCATTGTCCATACTTCCGTCTTGTATCGCAGTCGCAATCTGTGGAAGGGCTTGTGCAATCTGATCAAGCTGAATGGATTGTTGTTGCTTGAGGTCTTGCGAGTCCCAGTAGCAATAATGCACCATCATGCCCTTCTCATAAAAATGATTGAGTCCGAGTTCCACCTCATCATAGAACTCCTGCATCTTCGTATTGAGCATCCAACGCATGAAATTACTGATGACGTTGGAACGTTCGATGTCATCGGATTCCACGGGTGTGGCAACGATATGGGCGCGTCTGATGGCATTGAGCGACATGGATACGAGCGTGTTGATGGTTTCATCCACCATGCGCACCTCCTGATCACTCGCCCCTTCCCAAGGGAAGACCTCTCCGGTCTCGCTCAGACTACCGTGCTTCTTGTAATCGTCACTCTTTCCATTCCACAAACAGTTCCGAGTGTCGTAATCTCTTTGCCTACGATCCATCCATTCGCCCAAGTCGCTTTGGGTACGACGATAAGTTTCCTGCAAGTATCCAATATCGGGTTCCTTGGAGACGAACAATAACTCAGGGTCTGCGGAACTATGCATTATCTGCCCACTTTTTTCATCGCACTTTTATGGGACTCCGTGAAAGTCTTTCCTCCACGCATAAGTTTTCTCATATGAGCCATGTGCTTCTGAGTGTGATGCTTGGAATGTCTTTTGAGGGCATCCGTTTGACGTTTTGTCAATTTTTTCACTTTCATGCAGTAGCAAATTATAGCCTTTTGTAGTTGCCAGGTCAAACGGATTAATTCAGTCTTAAATCGTATTCATGTTTCCCCCGTGGTCTTTGGCGTTAGAGACCACGGGGTTTTTTAATACCCTCCGCCACCCGTGGCCATCATATTTTGAGAAGTTATGTGATCCGCCCCGCTGACCATCAAGTATCTCAGACAATCGATCTGATCCTTAAAATGTTCAGCCCTTGATTGTCCGGTATATTCCATCATCGAAGTAATCGTATTTTCGCATTGGTCGGAGACGTACAACTTCGGTCTGTTCTCGTCCGTCATTTCCTCCGTATCGTTCCACGATAGCGCATCATTGATTTTCGCGATTCCCGATTCGATCTCCACACCGGGAGCGGGACGCATGACGAATCCCAAGTTCGCCATAGTCGTAATGATGTTGCTCTCGCCCTCCTTCTCCCTGACCGTTGCCGCCCCCATTCGGGGGTCTACGATTCGTTCGAATATTTCCTCCTCGTTTTCCAAGTCCTCAAAGTGATTTTGATAATCGGAATATCCCCAACCGAGCGGACGCTGGGCGGGACCGGGCTTTCCCACGCTCTTGCCCACTCCATTGACGTGCGGTAATGCCCATTGTCCAAACGTGGAGTCGGGAAACTCTCGGTATACGTATATGCTACCGTCCCGCATAACGCCCGCCCATATGCATACCCAAGGTTTCGAACCACCGGGATCGGCGACGAAGTAGCGGGTAACGGGAACCTGATCATTTTGTATGAATGGAATCTTTTCGTGCGGGACGACGTTGACCTCCCGATTAAACTTTGGAAAGCGACCCTCGACCGCTTTGCTCGGAAT